AACTATGGGATTTGCTAGCACCTGAAGTTATGGTTGTTGGCACTAAATACCCAGCTCAAGCTGTAGCCGAATATGTAATGAAGATAATGTTTAACGATATTTAACGAATATTAAACTTATTTAATACCCATACCTCTAATAGATAGAGTGGTAGATAGAATATTGAACCAATAATATAAACTACAAACTTCATTCAAACTCCCATGTTTCTAATTGATATTCTAATGCAGTATTGTTACCAACTTTAGGAAGCTGAGGTGAAGTGAAATAGTAATGCCCAATGGGGGTGGGGCACAACGTAACCTTAACCCCAGCTTTCCAGAGTCGGTAGAAGAAATCTATATCATGCTTACCATGAGTTTCTTCGTTTCTAAGTGCAGGGACAGGATGCAGTGTTCCATCCTGAATCATGTATTCTCTTTCTGTGCTGAAATACGGCTTCTCTAGCTTTTTAAATATACTAGCTTTAACTAAGGTACAACCAAACCCAGTAAGGGTTACATCTCCAAAGGTAGAAACCACATGTCCTGTTTTGTTAATAGGGTAGTCACAAGTAACTATGTCAGTATCGTAGGCTAATAGTTGGTCTAAGATGTTCACAGGGAACTTTTGGTCGTCTTCTACAAACCATATGTAATCTACACCTGCCTTAAGTGCCTCCTCTACCATGTAGTTTGAACACTCAGGGATTGGCTTACCATGCGAGAAAAAAAACTTGATGTCGGTGCGTCCTTGTGTGTTTAGGAGTATGCCCTCCATAGTTCTGGAATAAACATACCCCCTACTTGGCAAACACACACCTATGCTCATTTTTTTCCTTTTATTGGTTTTTTGTATGCTTTCTTTCTCCAACCTGATAACTTCACGTCTTCAAAATATAGCTCAAAGTCTATCATCATCCGTAGCCGAAGCTACATTGATTCCTTATTTACGCTGACATTATATCAGAATCACCCATAAGAGACTGTCGTAATTTTATCTTTTCCATCTCTAACCCTAGTATTTTGGTAATGATTTCGTCTACTTTAATTATGTCTAGTTTGTTTCCGTCTAGGTATACTATGTACTCTTCTTTGTCGTATTTAAACGATATATAACCTTTAGTCTTTTTAAATGTTACAAATATTTCAGGATTTTTTACTTCTTGTTTTGCTGGCATTTTTACCCTCCATTTCATCAATTATTGTTTGTAAGTCTAATATCTCTCGCCTAAGGTCAAAGTAAGTTTCAACTTTCATTACTGTGAGTATAGGTCGGTAGTTTCCAGATATATGTAATAGGGGAGTTTGTGCACCACTTGCCTGTGATGTCGCCTGATTCCACCATGCCCACAGAGATACCTTTTCTTGGTTCTTACACTCGTCTACATAAGCATAGTCATTAGGTTTCCATATATCGCCTTTAAAATGCGTCATAGCGCCTGACATGGGCATTCTAGTAGCTTTAGGGTCTATATCGTAATGCCGATACATACCTGCTATTTCTCGCTCTAGTCTATTGCCTTTCTGTTTCTTGCTCTGTGGGGTCTTAGCCATAACTATACCCTTTGCTCTACTGGTGCTTCTGGGATGTCTACTACTAGAGCACCCATAGTCATAGCTGTTCCAGCAATAGATACTGAGTTTTGTATAGCTTCTTTGGTTACTCGTGTAGGGTCAATCACTCCAGCTTCTTTGAGGTCTACCAGCTTATCTGGGTTGTTTACATTCACTCCTAGTCCTTCTTTACCTTCACGAATCTTAGGCAACCACTCATCAGGATTGAGTCCAGCATTGGTTAGTAAAATACGGAATGGCTGTTCTAATGCGTTCTTTAGTATTTGAGCACCTACAGCTACAGAGTCACTACCTTTTACAGTAATAGATTTAGCTAACTTTATAAGGATTACTCCACCACCGTAAACGATTCCGTCAGCTAGTGCGGCTTTTACAGCGGCCACAGCGTCATCTACTCGGTACTTCTTCTCCTCTATCTCGGTTTCGGTAGCTCCACCAACCTTGATGACAGCAACCTTACCAGATAGTGATGCACTTCGTTCCTTTAAACTGTCTTTGTCATAGTCATTAGTAGCAATGTCTATCTGAGCTTTTAACTGAGCGATTCTATTCTCTACAGCAGTCTTGTCGCCATTTCCTTCAATAATAGTAGTATCATCTTTGGTTACAATAACTTTACGTGCAGACCCAACAACACGTAAATCTACGTTTTCAAATGTCATACCACGTTCTGAACTAATAACTTCAGCACCAGTAAGTATAGCTATATCGTTAAGCACTTCCTTACGTTTGTCACCGAATGCTGGGGCTTTGACTGCAACAGCGTTAAATACACCCTTAATCTTGTTAAGTACGAGTGTAGTGAGAGCTTCTCCCTCTACGTCCTCAGCAATGAGCAATAAGTCTTTTCTATTTGTAGCTAACTTTTCTATCAATGGTAAACAGTCTTGGAATGAAGTGATTTTCCTATCGGTGATTACAATAGCAGGGTTAGTGTAAACAGTTTCCATACGCTCTTGGTTAGTAGCCATGTATGAACTGAGGAATCCTCTATCAAACGTAAAACCTTCTACAACTTCACTTTCCATAGACAGACCTTGTCCTTCTTCTACAGTAACTACTCCGTCTTTGCCTACCCTATCAATTACATCAGCTATCAAGTCTCCAATCTCTGCATCACCTGCACTGATAGTAGCAACCTCAGCTACACGCTTCTTGTTGCCTTCAATCTGTTCGGACATGCCTAACAGTTCAGCCTCTACACTCTTTGAAGCGTCCTCTAACCCTTTTCTAAGTAGCATCGGATTGTGCCCTGCGGCTATCAGCTTGTTCGCTTCGTTAAGTAAGTTGTAGGTCAAGATAGTAACAGTAGTTGTACCATCTCCTGCAACGTCATTCATCTTAGATGCGGCCTGTTTAATAAGCTCTGCACCGACACGATTGCCTAGCGTATAATCATCTACATCTTTAATGTCCACGCTCTTAGCAACAGTCACACCATCATGCGTTATAGCAGGTGAGCCGTATGCTTTGCCTATCACTACGTTTCTACCTTTTGGTCCAAATGTAGTTGATACAGCTTTGTAAAGCATGTAAGCACCTTCTAATACTCGTGCTCGTGCGTCATCGTCATAAAATACCCTTTTACCCATCTTATACCCTTTCTTTTATTTAATAGCTAAAACGTCATCTTCTAGTACCAGTATATAGTCTTTACCATCAATCTTAACGTCCGTATTAGTGTAAGACTTGTAAATGATAGTTTGACCTTCTCCTATTGTTGTTACATTGCCACCTACTCTAAGTACAGTAGCTGTCTTGGTCATTTCATTAGTTTCTGTAACATACAATCCACTGGCTGTAGTAGTTTGTTTTTCTACGTTTTCTGCAAGAATCCACTCGTTTAAAGGTTTAATTAAATCCGTCATAACGTTCCTCCATTAATTCACTATAGTTAAACTTATTCTTTAATGCTTGTTTAATGTTTACCATTTCACCTGCAAAGCCTTTAGCTTGGTCTTTATAGACTAAAACAGTCTTTGGCACTTCTATATTACCTCTGATAAATTGTTTACCTTTGTCGGTAATTCTCCAGTAACCTGACATCTTCTTAGTTAAATCCTTCTCGTTTCGCTTGGGCTCAATAAATCTCCAGTGCTTGAGAATGATGTAACTCATAGCTGTCGCATTAGCATTATATACATTTTTGAACTCTCTTTGAACATGTACCCATCCGTCCTGATTGTTCTCACCTAGATTATTTATGTAAATGAGAGATAGACAAGCATTAGAGTTGAGCTTGTATGGGTATTTTTTTACAAATCTGTGACAGCAGGGACAGTCTACACCTTTGTCCCAGTTGTCTTGTAAGTACTGCATAGCTTCAAATAACAATGTGTTCTTGTCTATATTCATTAGTCTTCTCCGTCTTGGTGTGTGCATGAGCCATCACTGCAATCGTGATGTTTCCAGCATGTAGTGTGCCCATCATCTGCAGGAGGATTAATACATTCGCATTTTCGTTCGTATGCTAGTGTTTTACCTCGTTTAGATTTAAGTCCTCCTTTACGCCCAGCTTCTCTAGCTAACTCTCGGTTAGCAAAAAAGCCTCCAGTTGTACTATTCTTGCCACCGATTGAGCCTATATTTTTGTAAAAGTCATCACCGTACTTTTCTTTGTTAGTCTTTGCGGCTTGTTTGCCGCCTGATATTGTTCCTGCCATTAGTTATCTTTCTTATTAGTTGTTTAATAATCCACCCTACTGTAATTGTTAGTGCAATAAATATGATTAGAAAATCTATAAGTATCATTCCAACGAGTATTCTTAACCACCCCATATCGCACCTTAAAAGGGTATGTCACTTAAATTAATTGGTTCGTCCGTATACTCGTCTGTATTGCCCCAGTCATCTACTGGTGGTTTTGGTCTTTCAGCTTCAGCTTTCTTTGCTTCTACTCGTTCTCGGAGTTGTGAGCCTACCTCTTGGAACTTGTCTCGTCCAGTTGGTTCGTTCCGAAGTAGCTTTAAGATTTCATCTAGCTTATCAATGATAGTAGCGAACTTATCTTTACGGACTACCTTAGCTTGAATGCCATCCCACTTATCGTCTTCCCATAGCTCTAGAGTATCTCCGACTTCTACTGGGCCGAATGGGTAGTACTGGCTACCACTATCAGTAAGTACTTTGTATTTTTCCCATGTCTTTGTCTGGTTACTTTTCTTGTCCATGTACTGGCCTGTCTTGATAGGCTTTCCATCGTTAAGTACTTCTGTTACCTTCTCGTATTGTTTGTCCATTATTTTACTTCCTTTCTTGGGCGTCCTCGTCCTCGTCTTATGCTTACTACTTTACCAATACCTGTGTTATGGTCTACGTTGATTCTAGATACTTCTAGGAACGTGAACAAGTCATTCAGTGCATTGTTTAGGTCATTAGTTCTTTCGTCTAACTCGTCAAACAGTTCTACCATGTTATCAAGCATGAAAGTCATGTCTTTGAGTAATTTTTTGTTACTTAACATTTATGTTCTCCTTATTTCTTGCGAACCACTCTAAAGAGCAAGGCTCATCGTTAAAGAAAAAGTCATTGTATACTTTTCCCAGTTTAGTTCTTTTAGCCATCCATCCATTGTCTATTAGGTGACATGAGCAATCTGGTATCTCTCCATACTCGTTGTATGCCCTCCATGACGCATTTAGAGCCCTCCAGAAGCCTTTTACGTCACTTTCTAGTACATTGTCCCACTTGATGCTTTGGAATCGGTAACGGCCGTTATCTTTCTCAAACTCGTAAATCATTGCATCCACCAGCTTTGGGTGGTCTTTCTGCAACATCATTAGGTATGTACCTAGTTGCATTCTATGTAGCTGTCCCATTTCCTTTTTAGGGTAGTTGAATGCTTTGGAGTTTACTGTCTTGTAGTCAATTAATATCTCTTTGCCTTCAATCCTGACAACATCGTCAAAATGTCCTCGTATCATGTACTCCTCGTCCTGAAGCTCTTGCTCCTGAGCGACTGAGATACCTGTTGCTTTTGTGATACCTTGAACCCAGCCATGTACAGCGTGTCCGATACCGAAGTTTCGTTGTGCTGTTCCATAGTCATCATTCAGCTCTGGTACTTTGGGTACTTTAAGCCGTCTGAATAAGAGTAAGCGTTGGCACATGCCTGCACTACTCGCACTCCAATACTCTCCATAGTCTCGTACTTCCTCCGACTTATCTTTGAGGTACTTGTTTATGTAGGGCATTAAATAATCAGTCTGTTCCATTCAAAAACTCCTTTGCTGTTAGTTGATTACGTTCTAGACAGTTGTATACAGATTGATGAGATATACCTAGTAGCTTTGCCACTTGATATACACCCAGTTTGCTCTTGCCATCTCTCAATGGTAAATCTAGTGACAATAGCAGTAAGATATGGTCATCCAATGGACGCCTGTCCCTGATGTACTCAGCATATGTCATTTTGTCTCCTCGTAAGTTATTTCAATATGTTTAACCTTCTTTGGCTCACTCTTTGGTAAGTCCGAAGCATTTATCATAATGCTGTTAGTGTAATTCTTAATCCAATCTAGTGTTATGCTCTCTAAATCCATTATTTGCTCCTATCAAAATGTGCTATACCTGCTAGCACACTATCTATAAGCTCCTCATCTAAGCTCAATATAGCTTGCCTGAGTTGCTCTTTGAACGATTGAGGTATGTACTTTGATGATGATATTAAATCGTAATCATCAAGATACTTGTCTACAATCGTATCGTTTACTTGATTGCTCACTTTCGCTCCTTTCCGATGGACTTTGTAAGCTCATTCGTAAGTTGCTTTAGCTCCTTCTTCACGTCAATGCTTGATATATCTGTCAAAATATATTCAAGATACGATACTTTTCTGGCTAAAACAAAAACTGCTATCGCTTGAGATATCAATCCTAGTCCTAGCAGTAACTCCACTTGTCTCATAAATCCCCCATTATTATTAGTTATTAGTTGAGTAAGGGAATACTTGATGGCGACTCCCCATTGCCTTAATCCTGCACTCGCTACTCATCACGAATTGCATTACTCTAAATATAGCACAAGTATAATAGTCAATCAAGCACTTTTGATTATTTTGCATTAAATAAAATAATGGTGTATGATTCATTGCATACGAATGTATCGCACCAGCTTAAAACTAGAATGCGTCAATATCTAGTAAGCCTAGACCGACAGCTCAGTGACGAGTGACGGAATAGCAAGAGGGCAAGTAAACACTTGAGGGTAGTCACTTACTCTGTTTGCTTATGCCTCGTACTTTTACATCTTTTTTGCTCTCTTATTATTACCAGCACCAACCTCTAGTCTAGCTCTAAGTTCTGGAATAACCTGTGAAATATTTATAATAATATTATAATACTTATACTCATTAGTAACTGTTATGGTATAATGCTCCATATGGCAAGACGACTAACACTCAGGGAACAGAGGGCAATAGATAACATGAAAAACCCTAAGATTAAAACTCAAAAAGAAGCAGGACTGCTCGCAGGGTATAGTCCCAAATCAGTTGAAGTATCCATGAGTAAATTAAAAGCAAAAATGGAACGATATGGTGAGACTGGACTTGATGTACTTGATAACATTGCTCGTACTGGAACGAATGAGATAGCACGTGTCCAAGCAGGTAAGACTTTGATTGAGACTGCATATGGTAAACCTAAGAGTAACGATAAAGATACTGGAGGGAATGCTCCCATCAATATCATATTCAATAGAGTTGAACCACCTAAAAACATAATAGACGCCTAGACTTTTACATCTAGACGCCTTCATGATATAATATAGCTGTTATTAGTTAGCTACTGGAGACTCCTCACCGAGTCTCTTTTAGTTTAGAGGACATTTTGGAGTATAGTCTCCAAGCAATTTGAAATGCTCCTGTTCTCATCTTTAGCTTTTGCTCTTAATAGCTCGTACAGCTCCTTGCTTATTCTTATATGTGTATACATTATTGCTCCTTTGTTATCTCATATACGCTATCAATCTCTGATAATTCGGCTAAGTCTATACGCTCATTGTCTAGTTCATTTTGCATATAACTTAACCAATCTGTTATCTGTTGCAATTTGTCTCTTGCTAGTGGTGTATCATCGCTCATTTTATTGCTCCTTAATTAGTTTTACTTTGTAACCATCCACAGATGGAATCTCATTAGTCCAGTAGTCGAGAATCTCCAAGTCCTCGTTCTCACTGTACTCCAGCTCCTCCATCATAAACTTCTTAATACGCTCGTATTGCTCGTCCGAATCTGGGTAGTGCTCGCAAGTCCATATCACCCATTCTGGTTCGTAGTCCATCCTAGTGAATACTGTTATAAATAGTCTCATTTTGCTCTCCTTAATCTTATGTCCTCGTAATACAGCTTGTACTTGTGTAGTGCCATATTGCTCAGCTCTTTTGTACTCTTAATTGCTCTCTGTCCGAATATAGTGTTTGCTCTCAGTGTGATATAGTCGAACAACATAAGTCCGACTATTATGCCAAGTATGAATGCAATCATAGTGTTGCTCCATTCAATATCTCATCCAGCAAGTCCAGCACTTCATTAAACTCGTCCTGTACCTCATCGATGTAGTGTATATCTCCGTTCTCAGCCTCATAGCTATGCTCCAAGCTGTTAAAAGCATTGTCCTTATAGAATTGACGCTCGACTATTGCACTTGCAAGCTCGCATAAAACTTCTGTTGTTATCATAGCTCTGCCTCAAAATTGCATTCTTCATTCTCTTTTACGCAATTATATATCTTTTGCCCAAGTTCTTTACGAGCATAGTATTTTAGCAATTTTTTTACTATGCTCACTTCTGTATCGAGATATTCTGCTAACTGCTCATCATTGTATGCGTAACAGTCCTTGAAAAAATCGTCCATTTTTTGCTCGTAACCATCCAGTGCTTTATTACATAACTCCAGCCCTTGCTCTATTGTTGGCAAGTCCTCTGTTGTGAATCGATACTCGATATAGTTTGGCTCGTACTCTTGTCCTCCAAAATGTCTGGCGTCAGTACTACTCTGTACTGCTACCCAAAACTTGCCTTCAATGTCTCCAGTGTAAAATCGTCCCATCTTATTGTCCCTCCCTTAATGTTAGTTCTCGTTCTGTTTCAAGTAACTCCGATAATAAATCGACTTCACTTGAGCCGAGTTCTGATACCAATGCAAGGTATGTTTTATTATTCAGCTCGACTAGTTCACTGTTGCTTAATTCTTTATAGCTCATTCTTTTACTCCGAATACTTCATTAGTCTCCTGCATAGTATTTATTAGTCTCGTGAGTACTTGTATCTGGTCACTAGTGAGTCTCACATCTGTCTGGAGCTCCCCATTAGCGTAAAATTGTACATTCCATGTTGTCATATTATTAGTCCTTCTGGACAGTTTTAGGTGATGTCCAGCACGTGTTATTAGTTATATATCAGCTCGTAATCTTGCACGTCGTGCTCGTCCAAAAGCTGTTTATAGTCGTCCCCATAGTAACCACTGCATGAATCGATATACAGTCCTGAATCTGTTTTGATGGTGACAGTGTATATATCACCTCGAATGTATGTATCGTATGTAGCTACTTCGTCCCTGAGAGTCTCCAGCACTTGCTTAATTCTCTTTTGAGTTACTCTTTTGCCTCCGAACTCTTTTAAGATGTCCTCGTGGGTGACGTATATGTACCCCACTTGCCCACTGTCCCATCTGTCTCCGAATGGTCGAGTGCTCATCGTAATACCTGAATGGTCGTACAGATATAGTGGTAGTGAGACTACGCTCCTCTGAGAGACAAGCGACTCCATCTCATCCCAGCTCACGTTTGGCTCATCTCCAAGATTGTAGTTACGATGGAGACATAGCATAGTCCCCAAATTGTCCCACTCTCGTGGTGACTCAGCCCACTCGTCTTGCTCGAGTGTCACTACATATTTAATAGTGTTTATGTATGTTACTGGTATAGTTTTCATTATGCTCTCCCTGTTATTTTAGATTGATTATATTCTTTACTATATAGCTCCTCGACTTGCTCCGAGAATCGTTCTCTCCATGCACTTATTGCATTATTGAGCTTTGTGATATTGTTGTCCCACTCATCCCATAACTCCTCGTCCTCATCATCTGGTTCGTCACCAGCATACGAAGTTACCTCGATAGTCTGATAGTCTCCCAGCTCGTGGTAGTTATTACGAATATGTGCATAACCTGAATCACCCAGCAAGTCTCTCATGTAGTCCAGCCCAGCACTTGCCATGTCTGGATGGATGTCCACAAAGTCGAAGTAGTCACCCATTAGTTGTCCTCCTGAAGTAGGTACGCTACTTCTCGTCCGATTAGATGCTTATATGTACTCCATATCTGAGAATCTGAGAATCTCTTTTCTGATGGATGGATGGAATCGAGCCATTCTCTGATGTCATCGTAGTACACCAAAAAGAATCCATCATCGACCATACGTGAGCCAACTGTATAGTTCGACTCTCCAGCACACTTTATGTGCTCGACTTGTCCTATGAGGTTATGAAGTGAATCTCCATCATCCCAAGCGAATGTATCGAGTATATGCTCTCGAATCGCTTTTCTTACTTGTTTTGTTATTGTTGACATTTGTATGTCCTCCTTGTGTTATTAGTTATCGATATTCTTGTGAATATCTGGAGAGACTTATTCAGTCCCTCCAGTCACCCAAAAGCTATTTAATCTCTTCGAGAATCTCTGTTTTCTCCCAGTCCTCCATCTCGTCCAAGTGAAATATTAGTTCGTCCCTCGTCACCTCAGCATACATGCCCTCAAGTCCTCGTACCTTATTAGTGAGAGAGAATAGGACTCCTCCCTCTTTTGTTATCTCCGTATAATACCCCTCAGCGTCCATCTTGCTTTGGATGTACTCTGTATATTGTGCCAAGCTCAAGTATGGTTCGACTGTTATCATCTCAGCCACTCGCTCGTCCCAGTAACCGAGCTTGTCCAGTGCATCATATACTTCATCATCGTATGGAGCTTTTGGAGGTATAAAATTGCCCTCTTTATCTTTTGTGAATATACAATATTCAGTCCATAAAGTTATAAGCTCATCTTTTGTGAAGTCCTCAGAGAATCTCCGAGAAGTTCTACTGTTGTATATCTCCAATGCTATGTTATGTAGTTTTGTTATTGAATTAGACATTTGTATGTCTCCTTATTAGTTATGTTGTTATGTTGTGACTTTGTTGCCACTACCCCAATGGTATCAGAATGGTATCGATTGTCAAGCATTTTAGATTGTCATCTGTTATTGAGAGGAGTTGTCCACAGTTTATACACAGTCCGAGATTGATAGCCGAGCCCATCCATCGCACTAGTGCGTACAGTCCATACTATGTTTCTACTGATAGATAATAGAGAGAGTGAATAGATATAAGAGAATAAATGTCCTACCTCTGTTGTATATAGTAGTCACCCCTGTTACATGTATAAATCACCCCTGTTATTATAAAGAATGAGAGAGAGAGTAACAGAGAGAGAACGCCCACTCCACCCCTGATACCACCTCCACCCTAATGAATTATTAGAAATTAAGATAAATACAAATTAACAGAGACAGACAAACCTTTTTACATTAGGGTAATTTTTTTTTAGCTATGTGTAAGCCCCCCCCCTTTTTTATTTTAAAAGAAAGAGTATAATGTACAGTATATTGGGGAAATATAAAACGATTGCTACGCAATCTTTAGGGGTGAGGGTAATGCCACAGATAACTGTATACATTAAAGAAGAAGACATACCACGCTGGAAAGCTATTAAACATAAAGCCGAGTGGATTAGAAGTCATTTGAATGGGGAAAGATATGAAAAACAAACGTCTAATACAACTAAGCCTGTTAGACCTACTCAAATAAAAGAAATAACATACGAGCCTATAATACCTTTACCAGAAGTTAAAGTTATTAAGCAACGTCCTATAGACCTAACAACAATCCTAGCTAATAAGAAGATACGTTCTTGTGAACATGGGTTTGCTGTGGGTCTTTGTAAGTTTAACTGTAAGAAAGGAATGCGATGAGTTTGTATGACGATTTAGATGAAATCTTTAATGAAAAAGAAAAGCTGCTTAACTCATTTGATAAAGAAGCAGAAAACTATTTTAAAAAGATATATTTAGGATGGCAGTGTCCTATATGTAAAGAAGTATATAACCCAAGAATAATGAATTGTGTAGCAACACATAAACCTAAAAGGAGATTTAATGAGCGACCTGACGATACCATTTCACTTTGAACCGAGAGAGTATCAAAAAGATTTTTGGTTAGCAATACAAGACAAGCCAGCAGACCGAGCTGTAATAGTTTGGCCTAGACGTCATGGTAAAGACAAGACTATGGTAAATGCACTTTTACTTCAAATGCTTAAACGAGTTGCTAATTACTATTATGTGTTTCCTGAGTTTAACCAAGGACGTAAAGCATTGTGGGATAACTTAGACAGTAATGGGTTTAAGACTATGGACCACATTCCACAAGAGCTTAGAAAAAGAACTGACCAACAGCAAATGAAAATTGAACTATATAACGGTTCTATCTTTCAAATTATAGGAGCTTCTGACATTGACCGTATTGTTGGTACTAACCCAGCAGGTATTATCTTTAGTGAGTATTCACTTATGAGTCCTAACATCATTGGGTATCTATTACCGATTGTAGTTGAGAACAAAGGATTTATGTGGTTTAACTTTACACCACGTGGAGATAACCATGCACGTACGTTGTATCAACAAGCTGTTAAGAATGGGTGGTTTGTATCTTACCTTACTGCAAGAGATGCTGGACAGTTTTCAGAACAAGAATTAGAAGAAATAAAAATAGAATACAAAGGGCTATATGGAGATGAAAGATTATTCAATCAAGAGTTTTTATGTTCGTTTGATGAGCCAATTCAAGGTTCTTACTACGGTGACCTTATTACGCTGGCTGAAGAAACAGACCGCATTACAGATGTTCCTTACAGACAAGAACATCCAGTACACACTTATTGGGATTTAGGTGTTGGAGATGCTACTGGTATTTGGTTTGCACAGTTTAACGGTGACAAAGTTAATCTCATAGACTACTACGAGGGTAACGGTAAAGGACTTGACCACTACATAAAGGTATTACAAAACAAACCTTATGTGTACGGACAACACTTTGCACCACACGATATTAAGGTACGAGAGTTTGGTAGTGGGTTATCTAGGGTAGAAACAGCTAGGAACTTAGGTATAAACTTTAGAGTAGCACCTAAATTAAAAATAGAAGATGGTATAAACGCAACAAGAATATTACTTCAACGGTGTTACTTTGATAAGAAAAAATGTGAAGTAGGTTTAGCTTGTTTAAAAAATTACCATAGAAAGTATAATGAGGAAACACGTGTATTTGACAATAAACCACTTCATGATTGGAGTTCTAACGGGGCTGATGCTTTCCGTTATCTTGCAGTATCTGTCAAACAAAACCAAATAAGTGATACAGCTGTATATGATGACATACCAGATTACGCTAGGTCAGGGTTTGAAATGCGACCAAGAGAAGATACTAGTCGGTTTACACAAGGAGATGATATAGGGTTTGATTCAAATGGATTTTTAAGATAGGAGGGGATTATGACATTA